TCTGTAGGCGCATGGGCTATGAGGGAACGCCTGCTGAATTGCACCACCCTAGACGCAAGGCAGGCGGTTGGGGGCGGTCTAAAGACATAGACGTACTACCGCTATGCCCAGAGCACCACAGAGGCAACACGGGCGTACACGGGCTAGGCACAAAGGGATTCCCTAAGCACTGGGGGTTTACAGAGGATGATCTGGCTGATGATGTAGCTAAATTGTTGAATAACCCCACAGAGTAGAAGGACAATATAAATAGGTGTTTGACAGCCATTAACTTTGTGTTAAGATTCCAATCACTGCAACAAGCAGGTTATCTGAAACACAAAGGAAAACATCATGAATGCAAACGACCTCACTCTCTCTCCCGTAGACACACTAGGCGAGTTACTTGCTCGCATTGCAGAGCTAACTGCACAAGCAGAAAAGATCAAAGACGAAATCAAAGACAAAGCATCCATGGGTGGTGCTAAGGTTGTCGAAGGTGCTTTGTTCAAGGCCACATACATTGAGTCCAATCGCAAGACTACCGATTGGAAAGCCATTGCAGAGATTTACAACATTCCTGACGAGGTGATCATTGACAACACCAAAGTCACAGCAGTGTTCTCAGTCAAAGTTACATCACGTTAAACCAAACGCCCCCTCGGGGGCTTAAAGGAAACACCATGAAATACATTGTTATAGCAAGTTATCGCAAGCCAACTGCACCTATGCTCTATGAGGATGCTGTGCAATTAGTGGAACATCTTCGTGCTCAAGGCATTAACTGTCATATCCAAACTAATTAAGAATAAACAATCATGACTCACTTTAGCAAAAAAGCTTTACTCAACGAACTAAAAATTCAAATATCCAAAATGGAAAACATTTGGAAATTTGTGTCCACCAATGGTACAAACCAAATTAAAGATAGATCAGATTTTGACCGTGTTGTGGCTTATGGTGAATACATTGCACTTTTGGGAATTTACGAGTCTGTTAATGACGGAACATTTTTAAATTAAATAACCCTACAGTTGCATGAGGTATTTACTTTAACTTATAATTAACGTACTGCAACAGAGCAGGTTACTTGAAAGAAACAAAATGATTAAACCCACAGACTTTAAATTCCAAGTTAATACAGATGGCTATACAGTAGCATATGACGTATGTAACGATGGCTACGGCCAATACTTTGATGTGTTCGTCTTTGATGCATCAGGCACCAATGTCACCTATGACTTGGACAAATATGAATTGAGCGAACTAGAAGATTTCGCAAAGGGTGATTATGCCGACCACGCTGACGAAATGACAGCCGCTTACTTGTACGACATTTAACCAAAAGGAACCATCATGACATTAGAAAACGAAACAATCATCAAGACAAAAGACGGCGTTAGGGTATCACTGTCAGACTGGAACGAGGGCGGCGCTTGGTTAAGCCTACAGCATAGCCATGGCTCTAATTTTGTTGTCTTCACAAAGGCAGAGGCCGAACAGTTATTGGCAGGCTTGCAGGCAATTTTAGCAACAGAAATAGTGGAATAATTAAACTTTTAGTTGACTTGACTGTTAACAATCGATTAAAATACTGAGTCATGGAGGCCGTTAATTTAAAAGGAGACCGACCATGACCACTTACACAATCCACTTGCCAAGCTCGGAAGAAACGCAAGCGCTGAAGTCAGAGATAAGTGAATTGCGTAAACTGCTCATTGAATATGAGGCAGATGTGCGGCGCAAAACAGAATTGCTCGCACGGTTTCATAAAGACCCACTTACTGATGACCGAGTCTATGCTCTGTACAGACATAGCCTAGATTGGCGGCAACTGGCTAGAGACATCGAAAAAGAGCACGGTGTAGGTGAGACGGTATGAATACCACAATATCGCGGGAAGAAGACGAAGAGTTCGAGCGCATGATTCGCCGCATGGATTGGGCAAAGAACATACTCCCTAAGTGCCCTTTGAAGTCAATAGACGAGCCGCCATCAATATGGGTGGACTTAACCGATGACGAAGTATTTGAGATTGCAAACTTCTGCAAAGGTCAGGATATATTTGCGTTAGCCAAAGAATTGTCGCGCGCTTTAAAGGATAGGAACAAATAATGACTACTAAAGAACTAACCAAGCCGCCGACAAAGGCATACAAGTCTAAGGCACTAAGCCAGAAGACTATAGACGCAAAGACAACAAAGGCACCAAAGCCAAAAGTACCAACAGTCGAAGACATAGAGTCTACAAGCATGGACTGGATGAACTGGGTAGAGTATGCTCAAAGCAGGATAAGATACTTAGAAAACAAGTTAGCATTGGCTAACGAAACAATTGAAGAGCAAAAAGACAACATCAACCGACTCAACAGAAGGGTCATGCAAGGCTAAAATAGCAGGTTGTTAGTAAACACTTACTTATCTGAAATAGATTTACTTGGAGGGACGATTATGACTGTAGGCAAGAAGACGGGCGGTAGACAGGCAGGAACGCCCAACAAGGCTACAAACGAGGCTCGACAGGCCATAGCTACCTTTGTCGATGGAAACGCGCACAGGCTCACTGAGTGGCTCGATGCGGTGGCCAATGGTGACCCTACTCATGATATCAAGCCCAACCCTGCCAAAGCTTTCGATATGTTTCAGACGGTGGTTGAGTACCATATTCCTAAGCTTGCTAGGACAGAAGTTGTGGGGGACGCTGAAAACCCTGTTGTCCATGAGCACAGGATTCGGGCTAAGGAAATGATGGACGAGGTTATAAAGAACATCGAACTGAAGTCAATTAATGAGTGATGTATTCGATGTATTGCTCGATCCAAGCGTACAGCAAGCCTTTGACAACTTAGATGACTTAGACCAAATAGCGTACGCAAAGCGTTTATTATGGCTCAAACAGGCTCATAAGCACCAAATACCGCCACAGGGCGACTGGTTCAATATACACCTTGTCCTTGCAGGGAGGGGTGCAGGCAAGACTCGTATGGCCAGTGAGCAAATATTCTGGTGGGCATGGAGTGAGCCAAAGACTAGATGGTTAGTGGCCGCTCCGACTTCTGCTGACGTACGGGGTACTTGCTTTGAGGGTGACTCTGGACTGATCAATGTCATACCCAGTGAACTTATACAAGATTACAACAAGAGCTTCAGTGAAATCATCCTGATCAACGGTAGCCTGATTAAGGGTATTCCCGCATCAGAGCCTGAGCGTTTCAGGGGTGGACAGTGGCATGGGTCATGGTGTGATGAGTTGGCGGCATGGGATTACCTGCAGGAAGCGTGGGATCAGATCCAGTTCTCGGTGCGCTTGGGAGCCAAGACTCGCATAATCTGTACGACAACGCCACGGCCAAAGGACTTGATTGTTGATCTGGTAGGCAGGGATGGGGATGATGTATGCGTTACTACCGCCTCAACCTACACTAATATTGACAACCTAGCGCCAAGCTTTAGGAAACAGATTCTGCAGTATGAAGGCACCAAACTAGGGCGGCAGGAGATTTATGCTGAGATCCTCGATCCCGAGGACACTGGAATCATCAAGCGCAGTATGTTTAAGCTATGGCCAAACGGCAAGGCTTACCCTAAGTTCGAGTACATTATCCAGTCTTATGACTGTGCAACATCAGAAAAGACGGTCAATGATGCTACAGCGTGTGTGACTCTGGGCGTGTTCAAGCCTACCGATGGTGCCATGAGTTGTATGGTGATTGACTGTTGGCAAGACCGCCTGCAGTATCCAGATCTACGCCCAAAGGTCAAACAAGAGTACGAGGTAGTCTATGGTGAGGGCAAGGACAAGAAGCGCATAGACTTGATTCTGGTGGAGGATAAGTCAGCAGGCATTCAGTTGATCCAAGACCTGCAAAGGGCGCACTTACCCGTTAGAGCCTATAACCCCGGCCGCATTGACAAGGTGCAACGCCTCAACGTGGTAAGCCCAGTCATTGCCCACGGCAGAGTCTGGATACCTGAGTCAAGTAAGAATAAAGGTTTCGTTCGTGATTGGGCTGAGGGTATGGTGAGCCAGATCTGTTCATTCCCTGAGTCTGCACATGATGACTACGTAGATGCCATTACTCAGGCTTTGCGGTATCTAAGGGACTCTGGATGGTTGGATGTAGATGGCCCAAGACCTGATGACTATGATGAAGAGGATTATGTAGACTCTGGCCAGTCTAGGAATAAAGGCAACCCTTATGCTCAATAATCTAGACCTTTTGTCTAACTGTTGGCATAATCAGCGTATCCTTACCCTACGAGGTTTACATGGCTGAACTAAAGGCATCGCCACAAGAGCCAATCACAGGCGCATTAGCAAAAGCACTTGAATTCATGGCTCACCCTACAGTTGATGGCCAAGAGATCAAGCCAAGAGGCTTTAACTTTGCCAACCTATTACCATTAGAGTCTGGCGCTGAATTCTTTAAGAACAGGTCATATGGCAAGCCTTTGACTACTGGCGCAGGTGGATTAGGCGGTACACAGAACCTAGCGCCTGATGTAAGAGACTTTGCTTTAGATGTGGCACCTTATGCGCCTGACCTAGCTAATGTGGCAGGAAAGGGCGCTAAAGCCGTTGGAAAGATGGCAGGAGAGGAACTCAATAAGCGGTTCTTGTCCGGACAGATGTTCCCTTATGGAGCACCTACAGCCAACTTTGTGATCAAGCCCAAGGGTGGTAATTGGCTAAACAACAGCGTTGAGCAAAATTTAAAAAGATTAAAGCAAACAACAGCAGGTGGTGGAAAACCTGAAGACTTATTGAACCAATTAGAAGACTATATTCAATCAGAAGAGATGAAAAAGTCTTCACCTGAAGCACAACAAGTTTTCCATAATAGCAAAA